TTCGACAAACTCTGGCCATACATGCTTGATGTACTCGAGAAAGGATTCTTTGGCTTTGTCTTTGGTTTCCATAACCTTCAGACGATCTTGAATCATTAAAATTTCTTTTATGGTTTCGTCTGGCAGATGTTCAAATTTTTTTGTCATGGTTCAAAAGTGAATCCAATAGGGTTCCTTTAGGGTTCCTTTTTAAATTTTGGTAATTATATATGTGAAATGTTATTTATATATACATATATTTGTGCGTGCGTTTCTAGGGGGGGTGGGGTGCAAAAAAAAAGCCGAGCAAAAAATGCTCGGCTCTTTGATAGGGTTCCTTGATTTATTTATTGTCCTCCTCTTTTTTAATTTGTTTTCTTTTATCCTCTATTACTTTTTTATTTGTTGGGTCAAAGTCAACTAATATTTTTTCAATAGATTTATTCTCAATAGCCATTTTTAAAATAAGTTCTTCGTATTTCATTTTTTCTCCTTTCTAGTTAAGTAATTTGTATAACAAATTTTTAAGCAAGTTATTTTCATAGAGTCAGACATATTCCTTTCTAAAATAGAAATAGTGTCCTCAATAAAAATTTTATCTGGAGTTCTTAATTTTTCTTTACCCATTTAATTCCCCCATGATTTCTATTAGTTCCTCGTCTGAATAATAATCAACACAGCTCAAGCATAATTCATAACCGATTTGATTTTGAGTTGATCTTTCATCAACTTCTTTATTACATAATTGACAATGACTCATCTTGCATTCCCCAACTTGTGATTAGAAAAAACCAAAGTGGCGGGAACTGCTTTCCTTTTTGTGATATCAAATTCGATATACTCGCCATGCCCTAGCCATGCGGTGGCGGTGTGAGCTTGCTTGCCATTCTTGATGGTTTCTTCTATCTGGATATTTTCTTTAAGCCAAAAGTTTTCAATGGCTTTCTTAGGGATTAATATCCCATGCCTTGATAACTTATATTTTAATTTATCCTTTTTAGGTTTATTCCATGTAGATATGGTTTTTCTGGCTTGATTTTCTCTCGCCTTATTTATTGAGTACTCAACATCATTTTTAAGATCCTGGAGGGTACTCAACGCCTTTTTAATTTCATCTGTTTTCATAATATTTACCTCGTTTTATTTGGTTGAAATTATGCAATAATTTTAACATTGTCTAGACAATTTGTCTAGTATGATTTATAATTTATTCTTTAACTTAATCTATGAGGTATAAATTATGAGTTATCACAACGACATATTTACTAAAAAACGCTTGCCAAATTTTAACAATGGCGAGATATCAAAAGAGAAAGGGGCAAAAATGCTCTATGATGCACTTTGCAAAAAGTGCGAAGATTCTGGAATGGATCCAAAATGGGAAGTCTTTATGACTGATGATCATGAAAAACATGAAGAGATCAGCGAGGGGCAAATTTGGGTTTGTTGGGAATCGGGCCCATACGAATGGGGCGTGGGATATTCTCTCGGCTCTCAGCCAGATAGTTATTCCTGGCCTGATGTTAAGCAAGATTGGTATCTTGAAACATATTATGGCTTTGATGTGATCTTTGAAGATTGCTAGTTCCAGATCTGGGAAAAAGATCCTGGCTTATGCCAGGATTTTTTTTGGTCTGGCAATTCTGGTGAACGCCAACAACTCGCAAATCACGCAATCAAATCGCAAATCGCACAATAAATCGCACAACAACTCGCAAATTGACAAGCAAATCGCACATGAAAACATTTCAAAAGGTTCTGCAAGAGGGTCGGAAGCATATTACAAGCTACAAATAACAAGCTATCGAAAAAATAACTTAACTTGGCTTATACAAAAAAAGGGAGTCCGAAGACTCCCTTTATAGAATTTGATAGATAATTTATGACCACTTCCTGATGGTAGAGCCTAAATCGGTGGGGTTATTTCAAGAACCCATTAACTACTGCCACTCTGAAATTATCTATCAAATCATCTACGAGGAAAATTATTAGATGTTCGGTAGCATTTCTTCGTTCAAATCTTCGAGCATTATTTCGTCTACTGTTTCAAACTCATCAAGCAACCAAAGAGGTTCTCCATTCCATGCGGTAAAAGCTCCAACTGTAAAACGCTTGTCATCAGTGTTTGCTTTTTTCAAAGCGTGAAAACGAAAGTTTGTTTCTTGCTCTTCCATTTCAACATCTAACCAATTAATCACTCCATCTAAAAATAAAGATTTTGCACCTTTCCAAAATGGTGGGTCAATTTTGAAGTTAGGGTTTTTAGTTTTAAATCCTTTATGCTCGTAAGTAAACTCAAGAACATTTAAAGCATTCGTACCAATTCGATAAGTCTTGCCCTCTTCGAGCAAAGACTTAGCGTTATCTATTGTTAATAGTTCCATGAAGTTCTCCTTAATTTGTATTGGCTTTGTATTCTTCAAGGGTAGAATTTTCTCTGCCAACTATGTTGAGATGGTTATCAATCCAAAAAGTACCATTATCCCAATCAGCACAAGAAACACTTCTGCGAGTGCCTACGCCAAAAGATAAATTACCATCTATATGGTTTCCTATTACTTGGCAAAGTCTAGCGAAAGAATAATCTCTGTCGCCCTCTCTGCCTTTCATGACTTCCTTGGTTTCGTCGAGAAACATTTGCACAGTATCGGGATTGCCATGCCAATGCACATAGATAGAAGGGCAATTGTCTTTTTCCTCTTCTGTCATTTCGTCAAGACGCTTATCAAGTGTCATAGTTATATTTGCTCTGTCGCCCATTGTTTACTCCTAAAGTTTTGGGTTAATCGAAATATAATTATAGCATTATTAAATGACAAAATGTATAATAATATTTTATTAACCACCTGGAGAAAACAATGAACAAAAATAAAAAAGAACTTATCTCAAAAATAGGAGTCAAGAAATATCAACAAATTGCAGATTTAATTGACAATTTAGGTTGGGATTATCAATCAATGACCACAAGCGGAAGAGAAACTTATCAAAAATTATGTCTTGTTTTTGGTTGGAAGTTTGATTGGGACGAGGAGGAATTAGGATAATGGAAGTAAATAAAATAATTATAATAAATAGTGAAGTGGGAAAATTTGCATTTACTAGAGATGAAACAAATAATCTTCTTTATCAAGAAGTAGGAGAATTCAATCAGTTTTATTTTTCAAGAGATAGAAATGAGGGAGGAAATCTAAGCGATGATTGGGAAGATGTAGATATGATGAGGTTAGATCAAGAATATAAATTAATAGTCGAAAAGGCAATAGAGGAATTAGAATAACGTAAGCTCCAGGATCTAAAAAATCCTGGAGTTTTTTGTTCTATGCAAAAAATTTTTACGCCAGTTCGCACAATCGCACTTGGTAAAAGACGCACAACTGACTTATACTCTTTCTGTCGACTCTCTCGACCCCAAACTTTATTTCTCCTAAAGTGGGAAGTCCCGAGGTGTAAAAACCTCGGGCATTTATCTGGCTAAAAAATTCGCACATACGCACATTGATATACACTATACATAATGTATAATAGTATTTTATTTAACAAACTTTAGGAGGACGCATGAAAAAAACATATAGAGTGACAGCAATACAACAAGGGGTATATGAAATCTCAATTGAAGCAACCTCAAAAAAAGAGGCTGAAAAAATAGCCGAAGGAACTGATGAAGGTTGGAACTTTCACACCTATTTAGATGATTGGACTGATTATCAAGCAGAGGAGGAAGCATGAGTATTCAAGACAAGATAGTAATTGTAGATGATAAAGGCAAAGAACAAACTTTCAATAATTTTCAAGATTTTGTTAATTACATTGATAGTTTTTATATGCCTTTTTTACCAGATGGATTTAGTTACAAAATAGAGGAAGATGCTTGGGATATTTCTGCAAGATGGATTGAAGAGGATATGAAAGAAAATCCTCACAAATACGAGGAGGACGCATGACCAAAGATCAAACCGCATTAATCGTTCAACTTTTGGTTGGGCTTCGCAGAAACTTAGAAGAAAGAATTGATGACGAGAAAAAGCTCAAAGAGCCAAACGCAGAACTTATCCAAGCAAGCCATGAGGAGCTTGCACTCGTCAACGAAACGCTGATCGCTTTCATGGAACTTAGGATCGGTGATTTAACAGACAACATAGCATGAAAGTATTAAGTCTATTTGATGGCATGAGCTGTGGCAGAATCGCACTTGATCGATTAGGAATCGCAGTTGATACCTACTACGCAAGTGAGATAGACAAATACGCAATCGAAGTCGCACAAAAGAATTACCCAGATACAATTCATGTTGGCGATGTTACTCAACTAAACGCAGACGACTTTCAAGATGTAGATCTAATATTGGCGGGTTCGCCGTGCCAAGGTTTTAGTTTTGCGGGCAAACAGCTCGCCTTTGATGATCCTCGTTCTGCTTTGTTCTTTGAATTCATTCGTTTGCTCAAGGCAATCAAACCAAAATACTTCTTGCTTGAGAACGTCAAGATGAAGAAAGAGTTTCTTGAAGTCATTACCGACCAAGTGTCTGCTTGTTATCCAGAGTTCCAGGGACACGATCTCTTTGGTGGTCGCATTGAACCCATACTCATCAACTCTAGTCTTGTATCCGCACAATCCAGACAACGCTACTATTGGACAAACATACCGAACATTCAACAACCAGAGGACAAGGGCATAATCTTGCGAGATATTTTAGAAACAGACGCAATATCAGATGAGTTTATTCATGGTCAAAAATCTGTGGATTACATGAACAGAGGTAACGAGAAATGGCAACAAGCGGGCAATCGCAGAGCTGATAGATACGAACAATCTGCTGACAAAGAAAAATCATTTGCTATTACCGCTAACTGGCACAAGGGAGTTCCTTACAACTATTTCAAAGAAACCAAACCAAAACAAGTCGGTATAGCCTCTGATATCAATGGTCACGATATACTTAAACGAGTCTATTCTCCAGATGGTAAATCACCTACGCTTAACACCATGGGTGGTGGCAATCGAGAACCTAAAGTTATGGTTTCAGAAATCAGAGAAAAATCCAAAACCGTTCGATCGGGTGGCAGAGATTCCTATGATCGACACGAATGGGACAGCGTTGACGAATTACATTGGCGTAAACTCACACCGCTTGAATGCGAGAGATTACAAACTGTGCCAGACAACTACACCAATCATGTATCCAACACCCAAAGATACAAGATGTTGGGCAACGGTTGGACAGTCGATGTAATCGCCCACATACTTAACAACATGGAGAATCTATGACCATAAAAATAGACAGAAGATCAAAAGACTCCGCTTACATAACCGTAGGCAATCTTACAGTCTACGTTGAGCATTCGCCTGGATGCGCAGAAGATTACGTTCAAGTGTTTCAGTACAATCCAGAGGACGAATTCTTTGAAACTTTCTATGATTTTGAAAAAGACTTGAGAGTTATCGTCAACAAAAAGAAAAGCAATCTAAACAGATTTTTTAAACTAAGAGAAAAGGATCCAAAAAAATGGGAGGACTTATGAAAAACAACACAAACATAATTAGCATTTACCAACAAGGCAATTCCTTTGTCGGCTTCAACAACGAAGACGAAATCGTCATGCGTTATTCAATCGCAGATCCTGTGCTGAAAGCTAAGACAGTATTGCAATGGACAAAAGAAGGCAGATTCAAAGGCTTACTGGCCTGATTCTTCTGAATCATCATCTTCTTCTGGCTGATCAATCCTAACCGCTTCGCCGTTAATAACTTTCACTTGATTTTGTTCCAGGAGTTCATTCAATCTTTGTTCGAGCTGTTCACGACTCATGCTATCAATCTTCCCAAATCGCACCTCTTTCCTATCCACCATGAGTCCACCGAGTTTCGCTCTTGCAATCTCTGCATTTACCGCAGGCCCATAAGATCCATCGCTCGCAGCAGCATCTCTAATTGTTGCTAACTTACTTGCCACGTTCTCAAACGTAATATCGTACTTCTTCCGTTGCAACGCTTTCATATGCCTAATTCTTTCTTGCACATGTTCGTACTCAGGACTGTTCATCATCCGGCTAGCAATGACTTCTGGATTCTTGAACCCAGCTCTATGCGCACAATCCGTTTGCGTGAGATCCTGGTACACCATCAGATTCACAAACACCTCTTGCATCTTGGTCAACTTCTTTCTCTTGTCAGCCATCTAGTTTCACGCCTCTGCGATTCAATTCATTCATCAACTTGTTTCTATGTTTCTTCTTGCCGTCTTTGATCTCCTTGATTATGTCTTCAGTCTTTGCTTCTTTCAAATAAAAATGTTTCCACTTCCACATATTCGTAGGTCTACCGTTGGCATCCTTGATAGTTTCTTTTATCGATTGTTTAAATTTAACTGGCATATTTTTCTCCGTTTTTTATTCTATTCTAAGTGGGTAAAAGGTGGGGTGGGATGTGGGTTTTACATACCCACTATTCCCCTTCTTATAGAAGTGCACAACTGCACAACTGCACACCCCAATAAACATAAGGCTTTCAGAGCACGCTGTGCGCATGTGCACGCATGTGCAACTGCACAACTGCACAATCAAAAACCTATTGATTTTATTGACTTTTTTCAGACGCTGTGCAAAATCGCTAATCATCGTTGCACAACCGTTTTTCAGCCTAATCATGACAGAAACACGACATGCTATCGTCCTCAAATAAATCATCCATAACTGGGTTCTTTGCTTCCTCTACAAGCTCGATGTACGGCGGACGATCCGCCCTAAACGTTGCCCCAGATTGATCGCCGAAACGATTCTCTTGTGCTATCCACCAGTCAGCAAGATCTGGGCGTTCCTTCATCAACTGCACCAAAGTATTCTTACCTTTGAGGTAACACAAGTCACAGTTACCAGCGAGCGTCTGATTGTTTATGCTCGGCAAAGTCAAGTCAAAGTTAGCGTTCCGCCAGAACTCTAAGACATCTTCTACCGTATGTTTCGCATCGTACATAGGCATCTTGTTGTCCCAACGCTCCTTCGGGTTTCTAGAAGACGCCACCCTTCTCGGCTCGTCGTAACGCAAACCAAGGATATTGTCCCAGTGATCGTAACCTTTGATCTTGTGCATGAAGTCTTTCATGCGTTTAACTTTCATTTCAGTCGTGCAAAATCTAGCAATCGGGTTCGGCAGATACTTTCTCCTCTCCAACAGAGCTTCGAAGGGTTCGCCTTGTCTGCTTGCTGTTTCGTAGGTGACCTCTTTCGTGCGATACACAGGCCTTTCGTCGTGCATCTCGAGCTCCAACCAGTGCACTTTCGTTTGCCATTCCTCACTGCATTTGTGCACAAAGTCCAACGTTTCGGGCATCTCCTTGCCTGTGTTTGCAAACGTCACATAGACATCTCCAGGCAACACACCGTCGTGAGCATCGATGATCTGCTTGAGCATGAAGCCAGACGTTCTGCCACCGCTGAAGCTAATCAATGCTGGACCTTCAATCTTGTACGGATTCATGCAACCTCTTGTAGTGAGTTCTGATGAGATACTTGCGAACGATAGCAAAAACCGTGAGCACAGCCACTTGCGTAGCCGAGATAATAAACGCATTGTCAAACGCCAATAACAGCATCGTTGCTAACACCGCATACGATAAGAACCAATTGATCGGCAGTCCCAAGAACGTATCGATACAGGCTTCTTTCAACGATATGTAGTCAAGCTTCATTAATCCTCCCAAGGCTTACGCCCTTGATTATCAAATCGATAGTGCCAAGTCTGCTTGCCTGGAATAGCTTTCGTCTTGACCACATCGCCCAAATATTTCTGCACATGACTGACCGCGTAACGAGCTGCCCTCTCTCCGCTCGGCAAATTGTTTGCCTTGAGTGCCTCCCGAGCTAACATCTCTAGATCCTGTCGTGTGTAGAACTTCGTTCTGTCCATAGCATCTGCGACTTTCTGTGCAATCTCTACTTCATCTGGGCCTTGATCAAAGTCAACCGTATCCCAGAACCCTTTTTCAAAATCGAACCGAGCCAAATGCGTTTCAGGTTCTCGTGCATTTCTTGCCTCGTAGAACATAGTCACGTTCGGTCTTTGTCCCATGAGCTTGATGCCAGAGTCCATCCACCCAGCAAACGCTGAACCACCACGCGCCGACATGAACGATGCATCGTCAGCTCGCTCTTTGCCTGTGTGATGCGCGATGATAACCGCAACACCAAACAATTCGATCAATCGATCTATTCTGGACAACAAGCTATGGATCTCTTGGTTGCTGTTTTCTTCTCCGTCGAAGAAGTTAATAATAGGGTCAATCATCACAATGTCAGGCTGATGATAGTCTATGCTTTCAGCAATCGCGTTGATGTCTTTGTCACGCATGATGTTCTTTCTGAGTCTGCCCGTGGGTATCAAGTTGGCGTGCCCCAACGCCATCAAGTCTGGATCGTGTGCGTAGGGCTGATAGTAAGTGTCGATTCTGTTTTTCAAAAACTCCTGGATGATCTCTGCTTGGAGCCACATGACCTTACACGGTTTCGTAAACGGCATGCCCATGAACTTCTGCCCAGTGGTTGCTGCTGCTGCAAAAGCACCGAGCCAGTGCGACTTACCAATCTTTGGTTTACCGATCAACAAACACCTGGATTGCTCAAAGATAAAACAGTCACCCCAATATTGTTCGATAGTTCCAGACTCAATGCCTGTCCAAAACTCATCGTTGTAAGCTTTCAGGCCTAGTGGGTCTTCTTTATTGTCTTGTTCTTTTTGTACGACGATTGGATCCTCTTGATCCAGTATCTCTTTCAGTTCTTCGCCGAGATCTATTTGCCATTCGCTAGTCTTCCAAGACATGATGCCCGCTTCAGTATCTTCTGGGTTACGCTTGACGTGTCCTTGAGTAATCGACATGACCGTCTGCAATACTTCTGGCAGAGGCAACGGCGGTTGCAATGTTTGATTCCAGTCAAACGCTTTGATCAACACCTCACGATAACCCCAGCCTTCACGGATCCATTTGCCTACCAGGCGAGCGAGCGTGTCGTTACGTTGACCAACACCGACTGGATCCAGTGTAATCTTCTTGGCATCCCCGATCGGTTGTACTTTTCCAGACTGATTGAACTCATGGATCGTGTTCAAGTCGTTCATGTTGAGCATGGGCAAATCATCGACATCTCTTATGTGTGCGCCTTCAGGTGTTTCGAAGCCGTAGTTTCTTGACGGCGACACCATGACGTAGCCACCTTCGCCTCTTACGTCCAGTTTGCCCGTCGTGTTTCTGACGTTGAGACCTTCGTTGACTTGATAAAAATAATGATAGCCACCCCTTGGAGTCCTTTGTTTTAAAGGCGATCGAGTCAATTGCCCAGATTCTACGAACTCGACCGCCTCTTGGCTATCGCAGTCCAGAACTACAAACGTTATGCCTGTTATGGCTGCCCAGTTTGCGCCTGGATAGCGAGTCAACCACTCTCTCAATTCGTCTTGTGTTGGTTGTCGTCTTTGATAAGTCTCCCACTTGACCCTTGGTGTCTTCGCCCACTTAGCAGCCAGAACCTCATCGCTTTCAAACGGATGGCGTTTGCGAAAGTATTCTGGAATGATTTCGTTGCGAGATCCACAAGGTATCAAGTGGAATCCTTCTTCCCAAAAAGACCAAAGCATTTCCTGCTTTGACTCATCGGAAACGTTCTCTTGGGTTTTATTTTCGTTAAGAAGCAGAGGCATTTTCTTCCACAGGTCCATAGATATCTTCCCAACTCAAGACTCCTTTCGTCATAATCATGAGTTGTTTTGCTATTCTCACTGTTGGTTGCCTTCTTCCGTATCGCCAGGACTGAACAGTCGCTACCGATACATCTAGTTCTTTTGCTAGAGGTTCTTCTCCACGTTTGGTAATATATTCGGATAAATTCATAATAGGTACTTTAAAATAAATATTACAAAAAGTAAAATAGTTATTGACAGAAAGTTTTAAAAACTATAAATTAGATTCTGTTGAGGGTTGTATCTCGTTTTATTTCATAATTTTTTCATAGAAAATCCTACAACCCTCAACACCATAAAGGAGAAAATAGTATGGCTGAAACAGACAGAGAGTTTGACGACCTCGCGGAACTCTTGACCAGAAAACAAAACAATCTTGCTTTGCAGGCTAGATTGCGTGAGGAAAGCAAAGAGCTAGACATAGCTATTGCAAGACATCCTAAGATTAAAGATAAAGTAATCCAAATGAGCAACACAGGCGGTGCTGCTCGCGTGTCCTTAGATGAATACGATTTCGATATTAAAGTAGATTACCGCGTCAAAAGATCCTGGGATCAAGACTTGGTGGGTAAGATACATTCAGAGGGATCCATTCCTCAGAATTTATTTCCCTTCAATATAGAGTACAAGGAAAGCAAAAAAGACACGACGCTTTTAGCTGAGAACTTTCCTAGTCACTATCAAAAATTATCACAAGCGTTGACGACAGAGATATCTGATCGTCCTTACGTTAACTTTTTAGAGAAGAGGAAGAAATGAGTATATTAGATGAGGTGCAAACTGGCATGAATCCTGGGCCAGTTAAGATGAACGTAGGCGGAACAGACGGCATAGGTAAGACTACCTTTGCAGCGGGAGCTCCAAAGCCAATATTTATTAAGACGGAGGAAGGTACGAGGTACGTTAACACGTCCTCGTTTCCTTTGTGTGAATCGTTTGAAGACATCATGCACAGGCTGAAACAGCTCGTGCAAGAAGAGCACGACTTTAAAACTGTTGTCCTGGATACCACGGATTGGGCTGAGAAACTGATCCAAGAAGAGGTAGCCAGACAGAAGAACGTAAGTTCTATCGAAGACATAGGCTATGGTAAAGGGTACACCATGACAGCCGAGGGCTTTCAGAAGATTCTGCGTGCCCTGGATGTTTTAAACGACCAAAAGAACATGAACGTGATACTGCTGTCTCACGTTGCTATCAGAACATTTGCAGATCCAGAGAGAGAACCTTACGATCGATGGGAACTAAACCTTCACAAGAAGGTAGCATCCAAGATAAGAGAATGGGTTGACTTCAATCTGTTTGCAAATCATCAGATTCGTGTCACTAAGTCGGGGTCAGGCTTTAACGAACAAACGCGAGCGCTTGCCATGGGCGATCGCATGCTGTTTACCAAGTTCTCCCCGGCTTTCGATGCGAAGAGTCGAGTTCCTCTTCCTGACAAGATAGAACTCAAATGGGATTCGTTTATCGACGAATATAAAAAATCAATCAATAACTTAATGGGTGCCAAAAGTGCATGAGGAGATCTTTGTGTGTGACGAGTGCGGTGAAAAAGACGCTGAAGTAAAACACGACGGACTTCTTATGTGCACTGATTGTGCCCTGGAGGATATAAAAAATGACAGATGACTTTAGTATAGATCTGACGAATGTTGAAGAGGACAATGATTTTTCTGCCATGCCTGCTGGGCAATATGAAATGGTGGCTAATCAATGGAATCAACACACTTCGAAAGCTGGGAACCAATCTATTAAGGTTGAGTTCGATGTTGTAGGCCCATCGCATGCTGGTAGAAAGGTATGGGAATACTTTACCGTTGAAGGGAATGCGGTAACGGTAACTGCTAGGCGAGTTAAGTCTTGGCGTAAAGCGCTTGGCTTAAATCCTGATGCAACTTTTAATCGTGAGTCCTTAGATGAAATGATGAACGAGCCATTCTTGGCAAAGATCAAAATAGAACCTGGAACAGACGGTTATGCTGACAGCAACAAGATTGCTGACTTCGTTACCAAAGGCAACAAACTGCCAGACGTAGAACAAGATCCTAAAGAAGTAGAGGCAGTGGAGAAAACTGAATCTAAAACTTCTGATAAAGATTACGATTGGATGAAGTAACCCTCATCTAAGGCGACCTAGGCATGTCGTCAAACTGCCTACCAGAGAGAAATAACAGAGAGGCGACATGCAAAACAAGGAAACTTTGTCCTTGGAGGACAAGAGCGTAATCACAAACGCTGAAAAAGTAATATGTGAACTGCACAGAGTATGGCAGAACAAAGATTCTTTATTTAACCCAACGCTAACTAAAGCGGTTAAAGATGCTGAACTGGCCATAGTAAACGCGAGGATGCTAACAGATGAGTGAATTTAAAAAAGATTTAGCACGAAGACTTAGCGAAGATCTTCAGGAGTTTGCTAAACGCGAGGACTTCGATCCTGGAGAGTTTTGTAGCACGATCACCAGGTTTGCTATATCTTTGAACTATGACTTCTCAGATTGTCCTGTGACCGCAGCGGGCATGATAGCCATGTGTTGGGAACAAGAGATGAGAAACATAAAAGTAGAGATGAACGAACAAGAAAAATCTGAGGAGATGGAACTTAAACACTAATGAAGCTAAGACCGTATCAAGAAGACGCCGTAACCTCTTTAATAAATTGGTTTGATTCAGAGTCTATTGATAGAAGACCGTTACTAAATTTACCAACAGCATCTGGCAAAACAGTTATCTTTTCTAATGTCATCAAACGACAGATAGAAACGTACCCAGACGCTAGGTTTTTAGTTCTAGCACACAGACAAGAACTGATAGAGCAAGCTGAGAACAAGATAAAGAATGTTTGGCCTGATGCTCCAGTTGGCGTGTTGTCTGCTGGACTTGGCAGACAAGAGACGGATTCTCAGATATTGGTTGCATCCAGGGACACGATAGCGTCAGGATCTAGGCTGAAGAAAGTAGGCAAGTTTGATTACGCCATCATAGATGAAGCACACAACCTAGCGCCAGACGATCAGACTCGTTATCAAAAGATAATATCAGAGCTGTCAGACGATTACGCCATGCGCGTTATGGGATGCACAGCAACACCGTATCGCATGGGGCAAGGCTACATCTACGGCAAGCGTAAAGATCACTTCTTTTACGACGTTGCTTACCAGGCAAAGATACCAGATCTAATAGAGCAAGGTTACTTGGCTAGAATAACTTCGTATCAAGTTGCTGACGACACCATCATAGATGCAAGCAAAGCTAAACTTAAATTCAAAGGTGGTGATTACAAAGAATCTGACTTAGAGAAACTAGCCATGGATGATAGAACCATGATAGCTATCATCAACGATTGGCTAGACAAAGCTTTTACCAAAGGCAGAACTGCAAGCGTGTTCTTTTGTGTATCGGTTATGCACGCAACCAAACTAACAAACCACCTACTGGATCACGGCATCAAAGCCAAACTATTGACAGGCGATACGCCTGGAGAAGAACGAAAGATTATATTAGAACAGTTTGAGTCTGGTGATATCAACGCTATATGCAACGTAGGCGTCCTTACAGAGGGCTGGGACGCTCCGAGAACAGATTGTATAGCGATGCTAAGGCCTACTAAAAGTTTGGGCTTATACGTCCAAATGTGCGGTCGTGGCATGCGTTTATATCCAGGCAAGGACAACTGTTTATTATTAGACTACGGCGAGAACATAGCGCGTCACGGCTGTATTGATACAGCTCAGCCAGATCAAGAAGTAAAAGTTAGACGACCAAAGATATGCGGTGAGTGTTTAGCGATTAGTCCACCGCATGCTAAGAAGTGTGTTGAGTGTTTGACTGAGTTCCCAGTATCTATGTTTGCTCAGTATCTAGCTCCGATAGAAGAGAGAAAGGTTGCCAAGCAAACCAAGGCAGCAAAAGGCGCTGTGATCTCAGACGAGAAGCCTGGACAGAAAGCCAAGGAAGAAAACGTAGTTGGCGTTAACGCTAGTTTAGCGACGTCTAAGAACGGTAACGATTATTGTCGTGTGTTCTTTCAGATAGAAGATAGTTTCTTGCCCAGGTCAATGCCATTGATGTTTGAGCACCCAAGGATGAACGGACTAGCTAAGAACTATTGGTGTCGGATTGTGAACACCAAGCAATGGGGTGTGCCCAGAAGATCTCAAGACGCTGTTGCTAAGATAAACGACGGTGCTATGGATCATGTGAGGTCACTTAGCGTCAAGAAAGAAGGCAAGTATTTTAATGTAAAAAAATTAGTTACTGCTAACAAAGAGGTTTACTTATGAGCGAAGTCAATAACATGATAGATCATGTCATGCTGTCAGAGCCAGAGAAGCGCAGACCATACCTTGGTATGAGTCAGATCGGCAATCCAGATGAAAGGATGTTGTGGCTAAACTTTCGTTGGTGTTTAGAACCAACAAACTTTGAGCCCAGGATTTCTAGAATATTGGATCTAGGTAATCTGCTAGAAGATCAGATAGTTGATTACTTAAAAAAAATAGAAGACATTGAGGTGTTTGAGAAAGATAAAAGGGGGAATCAATACACCGCGTCTTTGCTTGGCGATCACTTCTCTGGCCACATAGACGGCGTAGTAAAGGGACTGCCTGAAGAAGAACAACCTATGATACTTGAGATAAAAACCGCAAATGAAAAGCGTTTCAACAACTTAGTATCTGAGAAAAGTTACGAGCGCTGGTCTATGGAATACGAAGCTCAGATACATTGTTACATGGGTGCTTTTAATTTAGATAAGTCTTTAGCTTTGGTCTACAACAAGAACAACTCTGACATCTATACAGAAGTGATAGATAAAAACGAGGAGATGTATAAGTCTATGGTAGAGAAAGCAAGACGAATCATTACCGCAGAGCAACCGCCAGAAAGTTTGATACCAGAAACCGATTGGCGCATTAAGAACATGCCCAAAGGTTCGCGTGATGTTTACATGCAAAGAGAATATCCAACAGAAAAGAACTGCCGTAATTGCAAGTACAGTCAACCGATTATAGAGGCAAGCGGAGCCACCTGGAGATGCAACAAAGATCAAAGGATGTTAAATGTTAAAATGCAGGCAGAGGAATGCGAAGACCACGAATGGATCACTGGCTTAACCCCTCTACCTTTTTAGTTATGGCATACAATAAATACGGAGCAATCAAAGTAAAACTCGACGGCTATGTGTTCGATAGCAAACTAGAAGCAGCCAGATACAAATTCTTACGCGAACTAGAAACTGCTGGAGCTGTCTCTAATATAGAGGTGCATCCGCCTTTTCCTTGTTTCGTCGAAGGTAAAAAGATCTGTTTGTATAAGGCAGACTTCAGATACAAAAACGCACAAGGCGAAGAAGTCGTCGAAGATACCAAAGGTATTCAGACGGATGTATTTAAATTGAAAAAGAAACTTGTTGAGGCTTTGTATCCAGGTCTAGAGATTCAGGTGATCTCATCACCGAGGGCGTGAGGTATGAACTTCTTTAAGTTCCTCCCACTAATTTGTCTAATTCTTGCTGTCGTAATATTTGAGATCCAGCGCTTCCTGGCTGGGCTACTCTAGTTATTGGCGGTGCTACTGTTTCTCTTCTGAACGCACCTTCAAGAGGCTGTATTAATTGTTGACCCGCAACTCCTATATCAACCACTGGTAATAAGTTTCTAGCTTTGTCGTAGTCTTGTCTATAGGCTTCCGCGATTATGTCTTTTTGTAGATCAGCTGGTTTAAAAATACCTCTCATAACTAACTCTGCATTAGCAACTTTAGCTTTTTTAAGTTCCCTCAAAATACTAATATCATCTATACCTAATTGTCTTGCATCTTCAATTGCTAGATAAAGATCTCTTACTCCTTTGTATCTAGCTTCGCTTGACTCAATAAAAGCCTTAGTAAAATCTTCTGCGTCTCTTTCTCCAGCAGATCTTGCTACTCTATTAAATTCGTTAGAAGCTGCTCTAATAATATTGTTTGCTTCGAAACCTTTGTATCTTAAATTTCTTGCAACCGTTGGCCTGATAACTTTTAAACCACTGAAACCTTGTATTAAAGTTTCTGCTGTGTCTATGGTGTTACCTCTATATCCTCTTACTTTATCGTCGCCTAACATGCCAGTGCTACCAAATACTGCTTTTGGAAAATCTTTAACAGGTGTGCTGATACCAAACAGACGATCGCTTGCAGGATCTGTAGTGATTCTAAAAGGCAAGACTGGCGGAGCTATACCCTCTAGATTGTGAACAAAACCTTTAGCTATCTTGTCACCAAAACTATCGCTTGCTCTGTATAAGGGTCTGCCTGTTTCTGTCTTACCAGTGTAAGCTTCTATGGCCAGTTTAGTTGCTATCGAAGGCGTGGTAAAAGGACTAACGATTTCTGATATAGGTAATATAGAAGCATCAACAAAAGTTTTAACAAGACCTTCTTCTTTTTGAATACCTTCTTCTGCTTCGGCTATTAGTCTTGCAAAAGGTCTTGATAAATAATCGTAAGGATTGGTGTAACTAAAGTTAACCATTTGAGTAATTCTTCCGTTTTCATCTGTTGCTAGAGGAACTAAAGTCGCAGTTTTATCCCACGGCGCTGCGAAAGATCTTCGGTAAGCATCTAACTGCTCTCTATCAGAACCAGTCAAAGCTAATCCTAAAGAAGTTATTCCAGCGGGGAAAGCAGTCGTGGCTGTGAAAGCGCTAACAGCTCTTTTCATTCCTTTTCTTTGCAGTTCAAGATTGTTACTAGCAAGTTCTCTTGCAGCTCTATAACCTATATTGGTTATGGTTCTAAATATTTCTGATGGAAAAGCAGCAAAGTTACCTATCGGTAATTTAGCTAAGTCTTTTATAACTCTACCTGTCCTACCGTAATTTTGATATTGATTCTTAGCTAACTGAGCAGCTTCTGCATTAATAAAATCTATAAGATTTTTAGCTCCGTCTTCAGATAACAATCCATCATCAGCTGCTTTCTGTATAAATCCATCAATATCTCCCTTCTTTATAGGGTTCGCTTTAAATCTTTCTGCTAATCTGGATAGATCAGCTCCAGCAACTTGATTACCAGTGGTCGTTCTAAATATACCGTTTAAACTAGAGCCAATCATTTCGTCAGCTTCAGTTTGTTTGCCTTGAGCCACTAGCTTGTCATAACTTTGTTTTAACGGTGGATCTATAACGGCTAGTTTATTTATAACTTCGTCTTTAGAGCCGTACTTTAATAAGTTTCTAGATGCCATAACTGGCACAGATGAACCACCGTATTTTACTAACGCTCTAAATAAATCATCTTTTTCTTTAAAAAAATTAAAAGCACGAATAGCATCATCAGATCCTGTATATATTTTTTGTGCGCCTTTAGTAAATGAATTATTTCTAGCTGCTTTAAAAACTCCACTGTTTGTTACTCTACCAACAGCATTTGATTCGTTAGCAAACTTAGCTAAGTTTTCTATTTCACCAATAAACGCAGAACTTTTTTGTTCTATAAGACCTTCTCTTCTTAATGTTTCTATTTCTTTTTGAAACCTTTTACTGTTTTTATCTCCCAATCTATTAAAAACAGAAGCGACCGACTTAACAAAAGATCCATTAGCACCGCCCATGTTACCAGCAGAAAATGTCATGATACCGCCACCCACTGGATTTCTTATTTGAGCAGTCGCACTAAACACGGTTTTGTTGTATTGCGCCATAGACTTAATACCCAAGAAACCTTTGTATGGATCTCCTAATGTATTAACTAAATTAGAAGCAAAAGTATTTTGAGAATCTAATAGAGCATCGTGAAACCTTTTACTAACCACCAAGCCTGCTAGATCTCCAGCTTTCTCGTCAAACATTTGATACTGTTTGTTTGTTCTTGGATCTGTAAAAGGATTGCCAGGTGTTATGGTTCTACCAAACTCGCCAAACATTTCTGGTTTAAATAAGAAAGGTTTTGTGCCATAAAGTTGAGCGTTGTCGTTTAGTCTTTTTATATCTTCAAATGTTTTTACTTTACCTGTTAAAGAAGCTAGTTTTCTGGCAGTATTGTAAGCTTGTAATTGTGTGTTGTTCAGTATCTCATCTGGAGTTTTGCCTAAAAATCCTGCTACTTCACCAAGAGCTCTTCTTGTTTCGGGAAGATTGTCTAATTTTCTACCTTTCAATATATCCGTTTTTACATTGCCAGTTAAAAAATCAACTGTTGCTTTTGGATTTTCAAAAGCTAAGTTGTGCATGTCAGACTTTGCTAAATTAGCAAAAATAAAATCAGCATCTTTTTCAGATACTTGAACTACTTTTGCTATTTCACTTACAGCGGCTTTTCTTTGGGCTGGATCTATTTTAAAACTTGGATCATCAAGTGCTTTATAAGCTCTATTAGCATATCTGGTCTGATTAAAATTAATGACATCTTTTAATTCTTTTGGTATTAAAGAATCGCCAAAGCCAGTTCTGCCAACTTGCTTTGTTTGCAAATCTATCAACGATCTTTGTTGAGTTAATAGATTAGATAATTGTCTTTCTTTTGGTATGCCAGCTGATTTATAGATAGCATCGTCTTCAAAGCTTTTTATTTTTTCTAAAGAATCTTGTTGTAATTTTGTTTCTACTTTTTCTAAATCTTCAAAAGATTTGTTTAAATCTTTTTTAGCTTGAGCAAGTTCGGTTGAATTTTTTGCTTGACTAACTTTAACTTGATTTTTTGCAATGTTTTTATAAAGTTCTTGTCCTTGATCTTGATAACTTATACGAACTTTTGGTGCGTAGTAATCTCCAATTGCTTGTGCTAAGTCTTGTTTCTGTGTTTTGTTAAGAGATCCTGTTGAACCTATTCTGTTAGCCGTTTTTTTTATTTCTGAAAAACCTCTTTCAACTTCATTAACTAAAGCAACTTCTGCTTGTAAGTTTGCTTCTTTTATCTGTGCAACTTCGTCAGATCTTAAACCACCTTTAAAACTAACGTAGTCTTGAAACTTTCTAAACAAGCCAGTGTCTTTTTCTTTGAGTAAAGTTTCTGGATCGACGTAACCACCTTTTCTAGATGCAGCAACTGCTTTAGCTATCGGAGCTACAGCAGTTCCTAAAGCACCCGTTGTAGCTGCGGCGCCTTTAGCAACTCCTTGCAAAGCTATCGGCACAGTACCAACGATTGCAGCTGTTTCTGCAAATACTCCTAGCCTATCTAATAGTCTAACTGCGGCGGCCTCAGAACCTCTGAGCTTTTCTAATTTTTCTTCGTCGTTAACGTCATCAAACATTAGATCTGTTAACGTTTCTACATCATCTGTAGCGACAGCTGCATCTATGGCTCCAAACCCTAATATTTGTGAAGCCCTACCGGTCTTAGATAAAAGACCAGCTACGCCCAGTCCAGGCACGCCAAACTGAGTTAAGTATTGTGCTACATGGCCAGCAGTGCTGTTTGTTTCTGGCTTGAATCTTTCGAAGTAATTATTTAAATCTCTAGTTAAATCACTATCAAAAATAGAATCTACTAAAGTTGTTCCTAACGTTCCTAGACCTTGAGGTATACCAACTAATCCAGCAGCAATACCTCTACCAACATCTCCTAGCGTGCTTGGTCTAGTGGTTCTTTTTCTTAAAGTGTCTCTAGCGACTTTCTCTGGATTGTCTACTCCTTCAGGAACAAGAACTTTTCTTCCGTCAATTTCAACAGTGGGCACATTAATCTCCGCCGAAGAAACCAAATATACCTTTGGATTCTTTTTTATCTGCTATAGGATCAACACCTTTTGCTATTTGAACAAGAGCCTCTGGGCCTCCATCTGAATCAGCTAAAAGCTCATTAGCAGTTTTAATACTTCCGTCAGGTTGTTTAATACCAAATTTTTCTAATTGAATTTCTGTAAATTGTGGATTTTTTTCTTTTATTAAAGCTGCTAAAGAAATTCTTGCTTGTTCAAACTCCTGTATATCCATTCCAGACGAATCACCTTGAGCTAACTCTATCGTAGATTGAAAGCTTGGTATCTCTTGATTTTGAGCCACAGCTTGTTTTACTCTGACATCATGGAGTCTTTCTATATCAGTTTTTCTTGCGTCTGATTCGCCTAAAGATTCTGCAAAAGCTTCACCAAATTCACCTAGTCCTAAGAAGCTTCTACCTAAGCCTTCAGTTGGTTGCATCATGGCAGCACCACCAGCTATCAATGCTCTTTGAAAAGCTGGATCGTTTAGTATTGCTAACCTTTGATTAGTTTCATTTTCTACTTCATCAAATGTTTGATTTTCTTCTCCTCCTCCTTCTCCAGTCACACCTTCACCTGTTTCTTCTACTACTTGTTGATCGCCTTGACCAGCTAAATTAGATAAAGAAGCAGCTGTACCAGTAAGAGCTAGTGCTCCCGTACCTCTTGCGAGTGTACCAGTTGTAGTTCTGCCTAATAAAGCAAACTTACCTGCTTGTTCGTCGCTAAGTATTCTGCCAGTCTTTGGATCTCTTACTTGAAAGCCTGCTCTTTTTGAAGCTTTACCTGTTTTTTTAATAGCCGCTTTTGATGCTTGACCTGTTTTTTTCAAAATTTCTTTTGATGCTTTAATTATGCTTGGCGATACTCTTGATAATCCTTTTAGAGCTAACATACCACCTAAACCAATTCCAGGTATTAATGCTAAGTAAGATAAAGGATTATCTGTATCAAATAAAATACCTTCTTTTCCTACTAGTTCTATTCCCTCTCCTTCTTCTGGACTGCCTTCTTGTCTTTTAACTAATTCAGCTATACCTTTGTTTTTATTTTCAGGTAAATTTTTTATAGCTGATACTATGCCTTCGTTCATGACATCAACCTTCCGTAGTCAACTGCGTAGTAACCATCTTTAACTGTTACGGAATGCGGATCAACTTCTAATACTTCTTGTGCTAAGAAACCAGCTGTAGGCTCTGCGTCTATACCTAAGTTTTTAGCTTCCTCGTTCCAGTCCCACTCATACCAACCTAGTTCGTCGTCGTAATCGCCGACTCTTCTTATGTTTTCTTTTAGTTCTATATCTGATCCAGAAAAAGCTCCCGCTGCACCAGCCATACCTATACCTTGAGCAGCTAAACCAGCTGCTTGCGATATAGGACTTGGCATTTGGAAGGTTTGCGGTTGATAGAGTTGAGATCCTGTGCCACCAGATATACCTCCGATTGGCATACCAGCTAATAGTTGTTGACCTCGTTGTAATCTAGCAAACGGCTCATCAGCTAAGACATCTGCTGCTCTGAATCTTCTAGTTAATCCAGCTTGATCTATACCTCTACCAGTAGCACCTAGTCTTTCTAGAGTGCCCACTTGAGTGCCTAACATGGTTTGTCCTAACTGACCTATACCAGCTAACGATTGACCAGCACCACCTATTTGTTGTCCTAACGATCCTATGCCTTGACCAACTGTTCCAAAAGCTAATCCAGCAGAACCAAGGTTTGCTCCTAGTCCGCCCATGGCTTGACCTAAATCGCCGATCTGAGAAACTTGTCTAGCAGCTGATTCTCTGGCTCCTTCAAAACCTCTCGATCTTAAATCGCCAACTGCTTTTAATAAACCTCTGCCTAGAGCTTCTTCTCTTTCCGATTCTTGTAATCTTCCTCTGCTGCCACCAAATGCTCCAGCTCCAACAGCTCTGGCTCTGTCTGCTACGCCTTGCATGTCGGATTGCTTGGTTATGTCCTCTATAGTTTGTTGAACGACTTGTTGTTCAAACGGATTCATAAATTGCGATATGCCAGCACTAGGATCTCTAGCGAGCTGACTAGCTTCTCTTAGTTGATCCAGTCCAGCTCTTGTGGCTCCAGCTTGTTCGCCTAACAGGCCAATACCAGATCTAGTTATATCTATTCCTTCTCTGCCTGTTTGCGCTTCTTCTCTAATTAAATCTGCTGCCTCTGGCACAAAACCTCTAAACTCGCCTAGTTGACCAGCAAGCTCTCTTGCTCTTGTTTCTAATGGATCTAAACCAGCTGTGCCTTCGATGGGTATATCTCTAGGCTGAGATATTAAGCCTTGAATACCTCTAAGAGGATCGCCAAAGTAAGCAGATAGAAGACGTCTGCTGTAGTCTTCTGCGTAAGGAGATACGAAAGAATAACCTGTTTGTGGAAGCTCTGTTGTTTTTGCTTCTATTTCTTTTGTAGGAGATTTAAATATTCCCCTTAAAACGTCTCCTAATTGAAAGCTCATCTCATCCTCTTCATGTAGTCTTCAGCAGCTTTTTGCATAGCGTACATTTGTTTTGCCCCTTCCATTCTTTGTGCAAATGGATCATTCATTGGTGCTCCAGCCAATGCTCCTATACCTCGAACGGCTCTTGCATTGGTTACAAATTCACCGTCGCTTAACATAGCTGGAATTTTATCGTCACGCTCACCGCCAGGGCCTGTAATTAAATCGTCTAAATCTGGGAAGTATTGTCCGTCCATTGTCATGCCACCTTCAGCCATCATCGCAAGATTCATTTTAGGTCTGTTTCTAATTTCCTCAATGACATCTAATGGTATGTTGTTTATTGGTTGTTGAGGAGCTTGAGGAGCTCCAATAGGTTTCGCTTGAGCAGGTGGACTAACAGGACCTATATCTTTTGCTAACGGACCTATGCCTTGAGTCTTTGCGGGCATGGGTGCGTTAGCGTACTCAACTCCAGCTAATCTTTGCGGTGTTAAATTAAAATCAACAGCACTAGCCGATGGGCCTAATAAAGGATTAAACGGAATGGGCTTTCCAGTTTGTGGATCTATCGGTCTGTCTAAATTATATTGTTTTGTGACCTCAGAATAGTACGGTCTGTATACAGCTTTTAAAGGAGAGTCTGTTGGTATGTAAACAGCAGAACCAGGCGTTGTTTCTTGCTCAGCAAATAAACTTGCAGCTGCTAATTGTTGTTTTATTTCTTCTTCTGATAAACCTGCACTTTCAAGTAAAGTTCTTAACTTATCTAATTCTGTAGCAAAAGCATCTCCTCCTTCAGACATTCTTCTTATTTCTGGTAAGTTTGGCTGAACTAAGGGTCCTATACCTCCTCTTGCTACCATTGTTCTTGCTGTCGGATTATTCTCCATTAAAGGGCTTTTAAGTTCAGAAGGACCTTCTTGTCTTGTTGGCACTATGTCCATGACATCTTCAGGCGTGCTTAAAGATCCCATTCTGTCCATGCTTTCTTTTACTCCGAATGGATCGTCTGGATCATCAAACGGTTCTCCTTTTCTTAACTTTTCTATGAAATAGTCAATGTCTCCTTCTTCCATAGGAGTTTCTATGCTTTCTTTAATCTGGTCAGCCATGCTTTTTATGCCATCTTTTGTTTCTTGATTTCTACGAAATAGTTCCATGGCTTCGTCAGGATCTAAACCCATGTCCCCTATTGGGTTCATGAACATACCGCTTCCAGCTTGTAGCATGGCTATGCCACCAGCGGCAAAACTCTCTGGGTCGTATCCCATTTTTTGAACGACACTAGGCTTTTCTTTTGCTAAAGCCATGAGTCCCTTTTGATTATCTTGTATATCTTTCACAGCAAAATTATACCATTAGAGTTATAACTAAACAGTATGCCATTTTTTACCTTCGAATAGTAGTGCTTCAGCATCTCTTCTGCGCACTAATCCTTTCAAAACTTGACCGCCTGCTTTGTTCCAACGTTTTATTTGTTCTGGCACATCATCGTATGCCCCCTTGTTTAAAACCTTTCTTAACGTAGATGTCTTTAAATTAGTGGGTCCTAAGTTATATGTCCAAGCCACTAAAGCATCAAACTGATGTTGATCTAACTTAACATCTATCAGATCCTCAACGTATTCTTCAAACTCTTCTAGGTCTTTCATTAACATTTCTTCTGCTTGGTTTTGCGTTATTTTCATGCCTTCAACCACATTTTTAGTGGTGCCATAACCTATGGTGAGAACGTTAGCAGAACAACGATAACTTTCTAACTCACAGCCTTCGAAGTGTTTTATTAGATCTATACCTTCTTGCGATGTCTTCATTCTGTCTCCTTAGTCGTTACTTTTCTGTAATACACAACAACTTCTTTAAGCTCATTAATATAACGTTTGAGTTCTTGCATATTGTAGGACATGAGTTCGTAGTCTGGTATAGACATAGCGACAAAAACAATTCTGCCTTCTTCTTTTTTTAGTCTATCTAAGAACTCATCAATGTTCTTTTCGGACACCACATACCAATACGGCTCTTTTAAATCTATACCTCTAGGCAACATAGGCTGCGCTATCTGCTTATCTAACGGTTTAGATATAACGTCTACTTTTTTAGGAATCAGACTGCAACTGTAGACCGTCATCAAGACGATCAATGCTACGGCTGTCTGCTTCAATACTGTCGAATACATCTTTAGTGCCATTGTTTACTCTGGTTTCTATAAGTCCGGGTTTAGCTGCGGCTAGTTTACTTAGATTATGTCGTTTAAAGATATCTAAGTATCTAGACATCTCTGCTTCTATTTCTTGGTTACGCGATTGTATGGCTAGTAGCCCTTCGGTCTGCACTTTAAAATCAGATTGCAAAGATTCTATCGCAGCTTTTTGTTCTTGATCTCTTAACTCAAAAGCTTGGTTAAGAGAAGATAGTCTTGAGTTTTGTATCCATAAAAAAGATAAAGCTAATAGCAGTGCTCCTATAACTCCTAACAATATCTTACTCATTAAGAATAGCTTGTTCGTTTTCTTCTGTTAGGCATAACAGCTCCGCAACCTCTGTTTAATTTAGTTACTATGCCGCCTTCTTTTTTCTTAACAATAGTCTTGACGTTAGTGGGTTTGCCCCCTGGATTGCCAGCTGCTCTTTTTCTAGATACCGCAGATCTTATTTGGCTTTTAGTCATAGATTTTGCTTTTGATCTCGGTACGCACTTAGGATATTTTCTTTTGCTTTTAGATGCAGATTTGCGTCCACAAGCTTGAAACTTACCTTTCTTTTTTGGCGCACCGATATCAACCCAATCTCCTTTGGGACCTTTGCCAAACCATTCTGTTAATCCGCCTTTAGGCTTTGCCATGTTTTTTCCTAATTGCTTGTTTACCAGCTTTTGCTATTTTAGCTTGTTCTTTCTTTCCTGCAACTTTTGCTCGCTGTTCCATGACAGTGAGTATTTGTATCTTTCTAGCAAAAGGTTTTCTAATTTTCTTAACTTTGGCTACGGTTGCTCTAGCGTCAGCTGGCGTGGCGTACTTTATGCGTACGGTATCTTTGGGATTCTCGTCTGTATAAAGACGTCTACCGCTACCCTTTGGCTTCTTGCCAGTTCCTTTTTTAGGATCTTTTCTTTTTCTATTCGTCAATGTGATAATTTAATGTTAGTTCTTCGCCTTCTAATATATCTCTCAAGGTTACTAAATTATATATTCTGTAATCATCCCAATCTAATCTTTCCTCTAGTTCGCAATTAGGATCTTCAGAATGATTTACAAAACCACCAAGAGGGGTTCTTATGTAACCGTTTAATATGGGAACTTTTATGTGCGTCATACCTAAGTCGTAGTCTTCTTCTATATACTCTTTAGCAAACACACCAAATCCTTCGATATCGCTTTTGCCAACTTCTAAAAAATTAGGCAAAGGTTTGTAATAAAACTTATTAAACTGACTCATGTTATTGAGTTATGTAAAGTTTTATCTGTATCCGCCGCCGCGTTTTTTATAAGTTCTAACTAACCAAGCATTAGCATACGCGCTAGGATAAACCTTAAATTTTTTCTTAGCTTCTGCTTTTACTCTTGCGTACAAGGACGGGTTAGTCGGCGTTGCACCTTTTTTCTTTTTAGTTGCGCTGCCACCTTTTTTTAGTTTTAAAGCAGTTAAACTTTTGGCTTGTTTTGCATGTAACTTACTTGCTTTTCTCAAACCTTTAACTACTTTTCTTACAGTTTTTTTTGCATTTTTTTTAACTGCCATTTAACACTTCCATCTTTTTCTTGCTTGTCTCAACCTAGAATTAGGATTTTTTGCTGCTTTAGGAAACTTCTTCATTTGTCCAGCAGATCTAGCGCAAAAAGATTTACGTCTCTTCGCTGCCTTACTACCTTTCTTGACTTTCCCCGTAACAGCAGTTTTTAACTTACTACCAGGATTTAACTTACGATAAGCTTTAACACCAGCCTTAGTCATTCCAGCTCCCGACTTAGTTGGTCGGAAGTTCTTTTTGTTTCTAGCAGGCATCTTGCCTTTCTTTCTAGTAGTTTTAGCCATTTGTGATCTTGTTATTGCCATATTACAAATAAACTTGCGCACCTTTACCAGTTTGTACAAAAACCTCGCCAACAAAAGCAGTGCCTTTTAGACCTTGTTCTTCTTCTGGTTGTGCATCAATATTATACCAACCAAATCCAGTCCATACTTGTAATTTATCAACCGTTGTATTCCATATAATACTACCTGGATTAAACAAAGAGGAGTCACGTTGAGTTGTAGTGAACTGATCTGTATTGCTAGGATCAAACTCACCTAAGTTAAGCTCTAATATTCTTATTAATCGATTGTATAAATCAACGCTAATTTCAGTGGTTGCTACTGGCAGTCTGGTTGGTAGCAGTTTAGACATTATCTTCTACCGTCTGGCCTTATATCGTATCTAATAGCTCCAAGACGCCAACCAACACCAACGTTTCCACTATTTCCATCGTTAGATGAAATGCGTACAACAGCTTGTCTACCTCTAGCTCTGATGTGACTTTGTTGAGTTGATGGCGTAATAAGAGAAGTGCTGTCTGTACTCAAAGAGTCTCCAGGGAAGTTTCTTGTTTTAGTAACTATGTTTACGTTAGAACTAGCATCATCGTCTAAAAATTTTATATCGGGTATAAGTCTTCGTAAAAAAGAAAAACTATCGCCATCGCCTATATCAAAGTCGGAGGATTCTATAAATACATTAGTCATCTCAGAGCCATCGTTATCAAAACCTTTTTCGTGTTCGTATAAGTATCCTCCAGAGACAGCTTGTGGATAACTTTCTATGTTTGAGTCTAACCAAGCAGTTCTTGATAGTTGTCCATAATACCAAACGCTTTCTGCGTAGTTATAAATTACATACCTATCTATTTCAGTAGAACTAGCTGACGGATAGAACCAACCAACCTCAGAGTGTTTGTTGTTAGTAAATGCATTTATTTTGTATGCTTGAGATTGATTTATGTCACTAAACACATAGTTTCTAACCGTGCACGGTATTTGTTGCACACTACCACTGTATACATAAAAAGAATCGTAACTCATGTAATACACACCGTTAGGTGCTGTCACGGCTGCTTTGGGACCTATCAAACCAGTTGATTCGTTTATTAAGTTAAGGCCAAAAGTAAACGGCGGCCCTATAAACTGCATACTGTAAACAGATGTATCAGTAAAGATAACTGTTTCTTGCCTAGACTTAACAGCTCCTACGATTAGGGAACCAGATGATAGTCTTAACTCTCCAGCAGAGTTAGTTGCTTTTGTTTCAAAGTCTAATGGATTTTCTTGATCGCTAAATGCTACCAACATTGGATCCAGCGTTCCTGTTCTAACGTTACTGGTGTTAAGTGGATCCGCACCTAAAACTATTAAATGCCTATCAACCTCAGATGTTAATACTTGAAGAGCCGCTGTTGGAACTTGATTAGCTCCAGTGGCTGATGATAGTAAACTGGCTCTAGTAGATGTGCCATTATTCTCTACCCACCTATAAACACCGCCACCTCTAACATTTAATATTAAATCTTCTCCATAATTATCATGTGTCCAAATTCTAAGTTGATTAGTATCTGATAAAGGAGTTGTTGATCCCCAACCGCTAGATCCCCAACTGTTTGCTCCCCAACCAGTAGAAGATACAAAAACATCTAATCCAGTGTTAATTTGATAAGCGGAAACAACGCTACCCCCTCCAGTTCCTGAGTCAGATGAGTTAGCTAATACTGTATTACCAGATGTATCTTTAGCTTCTATTGTGTATGTATTACCGTCCGTTACGGTAGCTATTTGATATTCTTGATTGAGAACAGCGGCGGTGATGTTGCCGCCTAATGACGCTGCCCCAGAAAAAGTAACAAAATCATTTTGTACTGCACCATGAGAGTTGTTAGTGACCGTTATGGTAGCGTCATCATTACCAACTTTTGCAAAAGTAGTCGCTGTAGTATCGGTTTGTCCAGCACCAACTGTTTTTCTTATAGGCGTTATGTCATTAAAAGCATCGTTATTTTCTACAATATAATATTTAAAATGAGTCCCTATACCTAAGTATTTAGTGCCTGCTAGAGATATAAAATTATGCAGTGCTCTAGCTGTTCCTTGATATGTGGCACTTAAAAGCTTTCCCCAACCACCAAACTTCTCTGGCCTGCCCGCACGAAATCTAATTAAATTACAGTCAAACCAGCCGCCCTCGTTATCGTAAGCGGTGCCTTCTCTGTTTATACCAGGGACAAATGTATTTTTTTGTAAAGGCATAAAATATCTTTTTAATTATCAGCAAATAATACCGATTAACCATTCCCCTGTCTAATGACGATGGTTGAATCGCTACCGCCGTTGACTTTAACTTCGTTCATCACACCGTCTTGTTCTAATACAACGGTGTAGCTGTTGCTACTATCTATGTTAATTGAAGCAGTTGATCCTACAGCTCTACTTAATTTTATCTTTTCTCCAGTAACTATTGTAGTTATTTGTGTTTTTGTATCTTGTCCTACCGCCGTGCCTTTTATACTCGTTGTGGTTGCTTCTTGTGCTAATCGGTCTTCATCGTCTATTTTATCTAGTTCGCTGATGATATCTAACAGATCTTCTAAGAAGTTTACGTTTAGTGCATCGTAGTCTAGCTCGGTAAACTCTAGTCCTTCTTCACCTAAGTTTTCTTCTGCTAAATAATCTATGTCTAGCTCGTTGAAGTCCAGTATTGGATCTACGGTTTCCGTAGTCCCTTGTTCTTCGTCAAAGGATCTGGAGCGTTTGGGTGGCGTTACAATAAGCATGTTGTCAATAAAATCTAACGACAGGTCTAGTATCACTGGTTCGCTGGGTGCGCTTTCTAATGTAGTGGTGGTAGTGGCTTGAAAGGCTTGGTTTAGAACAACCGTGCCCATGTCGGTTGTTACCGATATCTCACCCGATGGTGCACCGTCTTGATCTGGCAGTAATATAAACAAAGACTCTGAAGTATCTGGATTTACAGTAACGCTGAAGTCTGTGCCTCTTATACCAACGGTAGCTGAATTAGTGCGTAACACCATGTTCTCTTTAGCCACTTTGCCAGTAAGCCCAGTGGTAAAACGAGCTGTACCTTTTAAGAAGTTAACTGCTAATTTTGATTTAGAAGGATCTGGATCAAAGACAAACTCGTCTATGATGACCATGGAGTTTTCGGTGATCTTAATAGTTGTATCGTCGACGAAGCGTATACCCATGCGACCCGCTTCGGTTTGTGCTTTGTCGTACGATTGCACAACAAAATCTTGAATCACATTAAAAGATTCGTCTCTTTCTATTTGAGCAAAGCCCGATACTTCTTCTACTGCTCCAACGTCAACAGCTTGTTGAGGTGCCTTGGTCGTTTTGGATAATGCAGAAAGTTCCATTTGAGCCGTTACTAATGACCCGTAACCAATCGTTATCCAAAGTAGAAGCTTGTGTAACATTTAACGTTCTTGAACCACCTGTGTGATCTAAATAAAAGTAGCCGCCTTGAAAACCATCTCCGTTATAGTTTATCGTATTATCAGACCCGTCTATATCCATGTAGTTAGTAGCTAAGTCTACATCTATGTCAGAATCTATGGTGTTGTTTGAACCGTTGATTATCCAATCTAAGTCAAGCGTAGACGCCATAGCGTTTGTTGCTTGGTCTAATGACATGTCGTTACTAGATCCTGTGACTTGTATGTTGACGTTGCTTGAATCAGCTCCGTAGGTGTTGCTTGGGTCAGTCTGAATATCAAAAATATTTGAAGAACCGCTAAACTCAAAGAAACCCGTGTACGAGTCTGCATAGATATCTCCTCTAAATAAGTTGCTCGAACCTATTTGATTGATATCTAATGTCATTGTCACACCGTCTAAATCTAAAGGCGTCATACTGCCCGCTGCCGCTGTAGCACCACCTATTAAGTTGCCAGAACCTAATTGTTCTACATCAATATTTATAGTGTTTCCAACTTGATCGATTGACGTTTCATTGTCTGCTGAAAAAATAAAGCCAGCAAAGAACAATAAAAAATATTTAAACATCCTTGTAACTCCAGTAATTTTTTATTATACCTTTTTCGACTGTCTTTAAAACTGCCATTTCAATAGCAGACTGTAGCGCTATGGTGATTGATTCGTTCTCGACGTTACCGTTTTCTACCTCGACAAGTTCAGTTTGATTAAACACAAACCTAAACACATCTTCGTTGATACCAACACTTAGTATACTTTTGGTCGTCGTAACCTCTGTTAGTATGCGTCCTGTCAAAACAGATACGGTTCGAAGACTTACGGTAACGGTATCTTGTCGATAGCTTCTGCTCATGCCGATGCCTAATACTCTGCCCCCGGTACCGCCTGTTCTTATGTTGCTTTCGTAACTTACCACTGCTCCCTCAAAAATAATCCCTGCAAACATTAACGGTTTTAGCTTTTGCGGTTCATCGAAACTTTCTCTAGTAGAACGAATGAGTTGGCGTTCTTTACTTAGGTTATCGAGACCGATCCGTTCGACAACTTCAAAGAAATCACCTTGCGCAGTGTGCTTGAGCGCTTGTATCAGAAGTGTGTATGGCGCTTGGGTAACAGCCGTGCTAAACGTAGCAAAAGAACTGTTGCTGCGACGTTGACCTGTTTGATCTAAAAAAGAGGTGGGATAGACTGCAACAACAGGTTTAGTTTTCGGTTGCGGTAACTCCCAGAGTTCCGTGTGTATAACAGAAGCTATCTCTGCTAATCGGGTGATCTTAAAGTTTTCTAGCGAGTATTCGGAGTCAAGTAGAACGCAGCTAGAAAGTAAAGCTGTTAAGAGGGAAAGTGATAGTAGTTGTTTCACCTTTTTCATCTGTCACCGTTAGTGTAATGTACTCATCGTCAACTTCGTATTCTATGGTGTTGCCCTCTAGTTCTATAGAACCAGACGTTTGTGGGTTTTCACCAAACAAACTTTCTACCAACTGAGAAGATAATTTAGCGTACACCCTTGACTCTAGGTTCCTAATAAATCTAGCTAGGGTACTGTTATTGGCCTCTCTTTCAGCTTCATCTAACAAAGCTTGCTTGTCATCTTCTATAGCTTGCTTTCTAGAGAACTGTTGGTTCTCGATTGTAAGATAATGTTGCGAAGTGTTTAGACCAGAAAAACTTGGTGACTTAAATTTAAACACCATCTCATCACCAAGCAAGAAAGCTGGGAAGAAAAATAAAACACTAACAACAATAATGAATATCAATATTGTTTTAATCTGTCTTCTTTTGTACGCTTTCCAAGTTTTCATCAGGATCTTTTAATTTATGTTCTTCTTTTAATTCTAACACCGTATTCACTTTTTGTTGAAGTCTGATCATGTCTTGATCTAAAAGACGAAGCTGATCAGTGAGTCGTATGATTGTGGCTTTCATCTCTTGTACTGCTGGATCAATAACATTTGTAACCGTTTGCCAAACAAAATATACAAAGTAACCCAGACCAACAACCATGACGACAGGAAATCCAAAATCTGAAACTATCTGAACTATATCCATCAGTCTCTCCTGGCGTCTATCTTGCCGTCTTCAACAAAGTTCTCTGCTCTGGCTATACGATTTAAATCTGGGCTAAGATCAAGAGCGCTAGACACGCTGGTATCTATACGAATCATATCGTTGTTCATAATAGAAGCTCTCGTGATAAGCATTTGCGTTATTCCTTGTACTACCTTTATTTCAGCCACCAGACCGTCCATGAGCTGTTTCATAACAAGAAAGATAAAGTAAGCCATGACTAGGGCTCCAGCGATAGGTACACCTAATTCTGCAATTAGGTTGAACCACTCCATCTAATCCTCGCCTTTGAAGTTTTTACTTGAGTTTGATGTACCTGCGTACAAACCAAACCAAGCTGCCCCTGCCCCCACAATGATAGATATAAGTCCGCTTTGTTCTAGAGACGGATCTTCTAGGCCCATGAACCACATAGTTGAATAATATAGGAGAAATATGTAGACACTCAAAAATAACCTAGGAAAGATCCGCCAAGAATCTATTGCTCTAGCTAGATGTATCCACTTCTGATACGGGTTAGCGCTCTGATTGTGTGGTGTTACATCAATATCTAGTTCTAATTTTTTCTTTATCGGCTCTTGGTTCATATAAACCTCGATAGTATTACAGTACCTACGATAAACGGATACACTGCCCAAAGCATTGCTTCCAAGCGATCAAATCTTTTAGACCCTTCTTCTAGTCTTTTTTCTATGTTTTGATAGCGAATCGCACACTCTTTCTCGTGCGTGTTTATTTGATTCAACGCATTTTTAGTTGATACGGCGTTTCTACCAGATTTGCTCATAAGATTGATTATAAAAAGCAGTGCTCTCAGTGTTTATTTTTGAAGAGTATGCTGAAAAAATTATGACACCTAGAATAAATAAAATGCCAGTAACAGCAAAAGCCATTTTATAAAACTCTTGTCGCTCTGCTTTCTTTCTAGCTTCTTTATCAGCCTTGCTTGGTCTGCCTCGTTTCGCGTATGTAAAAGGTTTTGCTTTAGCCATCTTGTACCTCGTGTCTTCCTATCGGACATGTATTGCCTTTTATAAATACTTTTAAAGGCATAATACATTTACAAATACTACATTGTTTTATGGATTTTTTGTAGTTTTCGCAAGAACTACAGATAGTTAATTTTTTATCTCTAACCGTTTTAAGTTCCACTACTCAACTAAAGAGCTTAACCATTTTTCTCCCTCGGTTAACCCAAGAAAGCCTCTTACAAATTGCACAAAAGCATCTATGTTCGAAGAATCCATAATGCCGATGCCTTCAACGACTCTATTTCTACCTTCAAAAAATACAACAGAAGGTACGGTAGTAGGAGCAAAAAAAGGTGTTTCTTCTGTTGCATGAATTTTGTACCACTTAATATCAGATATTGTAGAAAATGCATTTTTTAAAGTATTTTCATTTGTACTACAATCAGAACAGTCTGGCATAGTTATATATACTGCATGTTTTTGATTGGGGCTTGCAGCTAAAGTAGTTTCTAAATCTTTTAATTCTATTAAAGTCATTTTAATCTCTAGAACAAACTCGCACTGAAATATTTGAGACAAACGATCCAGGACAATAATATCCCAAATATTGGTACGCCATCCATCCTGCGTCTCCATGGTGAACGCCTGTTTTGTAGACCTCATCGCTGGTTTGTACGTCTTTCGTGTTAGTTACGCCCTCATCCGTAAAATTAGCTGGACAATCAGGAGGAGTGGCATAAGTAGCGGAGGGAGTGCTTGGCGACCAACATGCAGAACCGCTAGGTAATCCCATGGCTGCTGTGTTGCTATATAGCTTACCTACGGCTGAGTCGCTACTAACAGTTTGAACACCGTACTGTCCTAAAGTTCGAGTTATACCTGAAACACTAGCAATGTTGTTATAAACAGCGGTATATTCCAACTCTGTTTTTTGCGGAATAAATAAAACAGCACCTGTGTTTCTCACACCCATCCATCTGCTAAGTTCTGGTCTAGAGTTATCTCCTCCTGGACCGTATCTAAAAACATATTCGTCATTTAAACCGAGCTGAAAAAAATCAGGCATTTTTTAACTCCTCTATTTCTTTTTGTTGTTCTTTCATAGCTTCAACTAAAAGTCCTATCATGTGACCGTAATCTATGTGTTTGTGACCTTTTTCTACTACTAACTCAGGTAAAACTTCTTGTACTTCGTCAGCGACCAAGCCAATATCTTTTCTGCCTGTGTCTTTCCATTTATAACTTACACCTCTTAATTGTTGTACTTTTTCTAATGGATTTTCTATCGTTTGTATATCTTCTTTCAAAGAAACATCTGAACTGTATACAAAAGAACCTGAGTAAATAGCACCAGAGTTAGTTATGGCATCTGTATATAAAGTTCCATCAAAGTAACCGTCTTTAAATTGGTAAGTAGCATTACCTAAACTAACAAAATTACTTGTAGGTGGATACACCAAACCACTAATAATACTAATTTGATTAGTTAAAGATCCTCCAACTGGTTGTACTGCGAAAGACATAATGTTTGATCCTCCAAGTACAACTCGAGATGTCGAATCCGATTCTGCGGTAATAGTGTCTACTTTTATATCGCCGACATTTGTTATGTCTGCATCATTAAATGAAGTAGTACCAAAAGTATTAGCAGCAGCAGTAGAAGTTATACCAGCAGCGGCAGTAATACCTCCGCCGTCAGCTATAGTTATAGCGTCATCGCCATCGGTGTATTCTATCAAAGGTGTTTTTACACTTGTTGATCCTGTTAAAGTGGGTGCAGTTACCGCATCGGCTGTTACAGAAGAAGTGACTGTTAAGTTAGTCATCGTTGGTGTGCCACCTAAATTTATGTCCTCTAAAGCATCATATACAGAAGCCCCAGAACCAGCGCCATCTGAATAAATAACTTTAGTGGCTCCAGATGCGATGGTGACGTTAGCTCCCGATCCTTGTGAAATATTTATAGATTGAGAACCAGTTGTTGCATTCTCAATAATCATCACTCTGGATACAGTATTAGGAAGAAGAGTTAATGTTCTCGTAGCACTTAAAGTGGCTGATGAAGTTATTTTAAAATAAAAAGCTCTTGCTGGATCACTGGATCCATCAGCTACAGTTGTCGTAGCATCTGCATCAGAGCTAAAACAATCTTGTGTGTTGTAACCTAAAGCCTCTCCAATCAACGATAGATTTGTATTTGTTGATGTACCCCAAGTACCACTTTCATCACCAGTGGCTATTTCTTTTAGTCTTAAATTATTTACATACGTTGCCATGTTATGCTACCTCTTCCCAAGACGGTGTTTGATTGTCATCTATCTCTGACCATCCAGGTGTTTGTGTGTCTGTAATATTACTATAATTTGGTGTTTGTGTGGTATCAAACTCAAACCAAATAACAAGTTCCGAACTAACTTCACCAGTGGCTGATACGCCAGAGACCGAAACATTAGCGTCAGCGTTTGGAACAACTGTTCCTAATCCGCTAGTTCCAGCTTGTCCAGCAAGAGTTAAATTAGCTTTACCAGTTATAGTAGGTGTTCCAACAGCTGTTGTGCCAACTTGAGATGCTGGGGTAACGTTAGCTTCTGCATCTACTCCAACCACTGTTACTGAACCAACCGATGCAGTTACAACTGGCAGAGCTACAACAGCTTGAGCGTTTACGCCTGGAGCCGAGAAACCACCTGTTGCAGATTGTCCTGTAACTGCAACATTAGCTTCTGCATCAACAGAAGGAGATCCAACAGCAGAAGTGCCCGCTTGGCCTGTAACCGTTACATTAGCTTCAGCATCTATAGTAGGTGTGCCAACAGATCCTGTGGCCGCGAGCCCTGCAACCCCGATATCTCCACCGGCTACAATACCTACTCCGCCTAACGCAGAAGTTGCTGACTGACCAGAAGGCGTGACATTAGCTTCAGCGTCGGTGGTTACGCTTACCGAACCTACTGAACCTGAAAGACTTGGTAGAGTCGCTACAGCCTGTGCGTTAACGCCAACACCCGATACCGCTGATGTACCCGCTTGACCGCTTGGCGTTACGTTTGCTTCGGCATCTACACTTATAGGTACTTGTGTAGGATCAGATAAAAGAGCTTGTGCAGCTACACCTGATAGATCTACTTGTACGGGGGTTCCACCTAATGACGCAAAAGGCGACTGAGAAAAGGCGGATATACCAAACATGTTAGATCTCCGCTACGGCTTTGGTTTCTTTAGTTTGTACGGACGCAGTAAGTTGTTGTTCAAAGACAGAGAGCGCTGCGGACAACACATCTGTTTGTCGCATGAGATCTTCTTTTTTCATGCGTAGTTCTTGTATCTGACTCAACAAGTATTTTTGTTGATCGTTCAAATCAGCCACTTCGTAGTCTTGATCGTTTATGCTAATCTTATCTGACATTAGCTACCTATAGTTTTAGTGACAGATGTTGGTGTAATCTTTTCTGCTATCTGAGCATCAAGACTAGCTTTCATTGTAGTAACTTCATCAGCTCCTAAAGCTGCTTCAACCCAGCCTTGCACATCGCTTGCTTTTAAGTCTGCAAAGGCTGTGAAGCTTGATAAGTCTGAAGTGTCTACTGATTGACTACCGTAAACTTCCGATGTGATATTGACTTCTACTCCATCAATAGTTTCTTTATTAGTGTCATCAGTAGCTGTTAGTCTCCAGTGAACATTGTGTACTACATCGGACTTAGAATCCTTTGTAGGGTAAGTGTCAACTGTACTTACATTCCATGTATATGATATTGCCATTTTATTCTCCTTCTAAAGTTGTTATTCGAGATTCTAGTTCTTGTATTGTTTTAACTAACAATGGCACTAATTTACTATGGTCAATACCTTGCATATTTGGTTCGCCTTCTTTACCTAAACCATTAGCTTCATCTTGTGCAGTATAAACAGCATCTTTTTCACCATTTATTGCATTAGGAACAATATCAGAAACTTCATGTGCTAGGAAACCATCTAATAAAGTATTTGTTTCGTCTGCAATCCAATTAAATCTTGCAGGTTTTAATTGTTTTAATCTAGTTGTTGCATCCCAATCATAGGTTACGTTTTCTTTTAATCGATAGTCTGAATTTGTATCAAAATCAGTTGCACTTCCACTTACTGCAATATCACCTACTTGTCCGTTACCATTATAAAATCTCATTAACTCATAAGATGTTGTGTAAGCACCACAACTCAAAGATATTCCAATATTTCCAAAAGCGTGACCATGATGCATTATTAATTTATTAGCTGCAGTATAAGTTATGTCTTCATTAGCACCATCACCAAGTAAGACACTACCTGAAGAATTAATACGCATTCTTTCGCTTACAGATTCATTGGAAATTGTGTTAAAAACTAATGCAGCATCTACAGTAGAACCTGTGCCAGTGAATTGTTGTTCTTTAAGAAGTTTTATTGCTGGTACAGAAAAAATATGAGAATCTGCTGTTCTACCTAATCCAAAGTTAAGAGATACACTATCAGCAGTTCCAGATTGATTGGTGTTTGTTAGTAATGCTCCTACAGTATTTCCTGTTGCAGACGCAGATGTTTCTAAGATTGCGTCAGGACTACTAGTTCCTATTCCCACATTACCGCCATGCTTCCAAACCATGACATTGCTATTGTCATTTATTTCATCACGGACCTGTAGAATGTCATCAGCACCCATCTGTCCAAGCCTCCAATTGGTCGTGCCGGCTGTTTGATAAAATATATTATTATGATAAGAAGTTGAGGCTCTATCAATAAATACTGCTGCATGATTGGTTGCATCAATGTGCATATAAGCATTTGTATCTTCTATTTCAAATGTTACATCAGGACTTGTAGTTCCGATCCCAACTTTATTGCTAAAAGATACAATTTCCGAACTATCAATAGTTATAGCAGTAGCGTTACTACTATCTGCTATTCCAGGAGTACTAGATAATTCTACAGGTATTTTCGTTGTCATTAGTCTGCTGCCTCTATGGTCAGTGTTCCTGCGTCAACTTGTCGCATGATTTCTCTATAATGTGTGTTATTTTCATCTAAAGGAACATACATTACCTGTCCGTCTATCGTTGCTTTTATGCTTTCTTTTTCTCCAATAATGCCATTAAAATATTTTGCAGATGTTATATTTAATTCTTGACCTTCGTACATTTATAACTCCGAATTTGCGAAAAGTTTTGCTCTGGCAGCAGATGCCACCGTACTTGCTGCTGCTCCGTATATAACATGAGGACTAACGCCGCCTTCATAAAAATTATTGCCATTTTGCGTATCTGACTCTGTAACAGAAGGAGTCGCTCTCATAGCTGTTGGTAAACCTAAAATCATAAGAGCATTAGCATCAGCACTTGTTCCATATCCGCAGTAAAAAATTTGTCCTTCTGTTTGATAATAGTATCTTTGACATAAGCGTAGTTGATCTTGAAAAGTTAAATGCTCAAAAGGTGTGGCGTTATCGCCAACTTCTAGTTGCACGCCTGTTATGTAAAAAGTATTACTAGAGCTATTTGCTAAATTAAATTGTCCGACAGCTCTTACATTATTTCCTACAGTATCTACAGCCGACCAAGATGTATTTAATGATCCCCCGCCTGTATAATTTGAACCTGCTGCTAACCAAAAATAAACTAATAATTCTGCATTTACTGTATTTTGTATACTATGAGCTGTATCGCCATCAATAGTGATTGTTTTCTTTTCCCATGTATTAGCCGAACTTATCGTGTAGCTTTGAGATTGAGTTTTATTTTCGCTTGAATTGTCATTAAAAAACTCAACTATGAATGTTGATGTTGCATTGCTTCTCACCCAAAAAGATAAAGTTAGCTTTTGTGCTGATGATGTACCGTATTTTAAATGTTGTAAATTTATTCCTTCTATTTTTTGTCTCCAAAGCGCATAGTCTCCAGCAGATAATGAAGAATCTGCACTAGCAACTTCTAACTTTTGTGCGTAAGCAAAACCTTGTCCTGCGGGTAATACTGATTCTTCCCTTGAAACATTCCATGAACCCGCACTATTAAGTGATAACTCCCATCTATCTACCGTATTATATCCAGTAGAACTTACATTATTTGCCGTGGTAGCTCTTTGGCTAATTTGCATATCGCCATTTATAAACAAATTCCTACGACCAAATAATTGGTCGCTTACCATTGTTTGATCTACTTTAGTTAATGCCATTAGCTT